AACTCAGACGGATGGCAGAACACATTACAGAAGCAGAGTAGAGGCTTTTTGCCTCTGAGTGTTGGAGCAGCAAGTACAACCAAAATCACTGACTACTACTGGCAGGCGGCGGGTTGGCGGGTCGTGACGCTGAGCGGTAATGCGAATGACGGTGCGTACGCTGGGGCGTTCTGCATGGCTGCGAATTACGCTTCCTCGAGTCTCGCTCAGTATGTCGGGGGGCGGCTCGCCTTCTAATTATAACCTATGGAGAATAAATAAGAAAAATAGAAATTAAAACAAATATGAAACAAAACATTACAATAACAACCAAAAGTTGTTTAGGTCTTCAATCAATTCAGGCAGCAGGTTGGCAGGTCGTGAAACTGAGCAGTAATGCGAATAACAGTGCGAACACTGGAGCGTTCTACATGAATGCGAATAACACTTCCTCGAATCTCAATCAGAATATCGGAGGGCAGCTCACCTTGTTATTAAAAACAAGGAATAAAAACGTAAACAGTGAGCAGGTTGGAGACCTTGCCTCTTGGCAGAACACATAACATAGATCTCATAAGTGCTGGTAGGTCGAAAGATTCGAAAGCTCTGAGATAATAACAAGGCAAAAAAGGAACAAAAACAAGGAATGAAATAATGAAACGATATGGTAATCTGTACCCGAGGATGTGGGACATGGAAAATATAAAACATGCTCACATAAATGCAAGAAAAGGCAAATCACATTATCAGGAAGTCAAGATGGTCAATGCGGACGAAGAGTATTACCTATCGCAGATTCAGGACATGCTTAAGAACAAGACTTTCAGAAACTCAGAATATGAAATCTTTATCAAAACAGATAGCGGTAAAGAACGACGGATTTACAAACTACCCTATTTTCCAGATAGAATAATTCACCACTGCATCATGAAGATACTCGAACCAATATGGGTAAATACTTTAATAACCGACACATATTCATCATTAAAGGGTAGAGGCATTCATAATGGAGTAAGGCGGATTAGAAAAGCATTAAAGGATAAAGAGAACACAAAATACTGCTTAAAGATGGATGTACAAAAATTCTATCCATCAATAGATCACGCAATTCTTAAATCAATTATCAGACAAAAAATCAAAGACCCTGATGTTTTGTTGCTTCTTGATGAAATAATAAACTCAACTGATGGCGTGCCAATTGGCAATTACTTGAGTCAATATTTTGGGAACATATATCTATCCTGCTTAGATCACTGGATAAAAGAAAAAGCAGGATGTAGATACTACTTTAGATATTGCGATGATATGGTTATATTACATTCAGACAAAAAATACCTTTCCCAATTACGGATTGAAATATCAAATTATCTTGAATCTAACTTAAATATGAATCTTAAGGACAACTGGCAAGTATTTCCAGTTAATGAACGTGGAATAGACTTCTTAGGATATCGATTTTATCATGAATACACTACTTTAAGAAAGTCCATAGCAACAAGATTCAAACAAAGAATGAGCCAAATCAAAGGAACTTATCCTTACTTAACTCCAATAAGTATCATAAGTAGTATAATGAGTTATCATGGTTGGATGAAGCATGCAGATTGTTATAACTTACAGACCAAGTATATTGATACTGATATTGTTAATATTTTGGATGATGTATGTAATAAGAATAATATCAACAATCCTTTAGGATGTGGTAATTAATGGTAGAATATCCTCATTTCTCAGACTTTGCAGAAGAATCAAAATCATTCGATGGTGACAAAAAAAGGTTAGATGATATTTTAAATCAAGAGATATTGATACTGGATTTTAAAGTAAAGGATAGCAAACAGCGTATTGGTTCAAAATATATCACGATTCAGTTCAGAGAAGGAGATAAAACGTTTATAGTGTTCACGGGTTCGATGGTTTTAATAAACCAATTTGAAAAATATAAAGACAACATACCTTTTTACGCTACAATTAAAAAGATAGATAAATATTATACACTCACATAATAATCAAGGAGCAAAATAAATGAAAGGTCAAAGCGACACAAAACCCAATAACATGATAATGTCTAGAGGGAAAACCCAAGTAAATTACAACATCATTTCGGAAGAAGTAACTGACGAGCATGGAACCCGTATCGTATGGAACTACGATGTTGTTGAGGTTGAGGGAAAAGTAACAAAAGCAAAAGTTATCGAAGCCATGCAGAAAGCAGATGTTGAATCGGATGCATCTGAGGTGGTTCCTGACAACCTTGCATCTCAGCACAGTGATGCGAAAAGTGAACTTGCATTATCTGTTATATCTCAAAAGACGTATGCACAAACTGATGCTTATATCGATGCGAATGTAACTGATTTGGCGTCCGCAAAAGCATTTCTGAAGAAGCTAACAAGAGTGGTTCTTGCAATATTGAAACGGACTGGGTAGTGACAAAATCGTGGGGTTAAGGGGTGAGCGCAAGCCCCCGGTTTCAATCATCAAAGCGTTCAAAGGCAGAAGTTCAGGAATGCGAAGATGTCAGGATCATCATTTGCCTTCCTCCAGCTCATCTAAGGATCTTCTCCATAGCATCTCGCATTGGCGCCCCCAACTTTACCTCTCTGGGAAGCTTCTTGATCCGCTGCTAACAGGCTCATGGCGCCTCCACTGACGCATCGAATAATATGTTGCCTATATGGCAATCTATATAGTATAGTACGTTCACCGCACTTTCATCACGACACAATTCAAATCCGTCGAGTTTTGTTTCTGCAATTTCAATTACTACTTCATTGTCGTTGTCGGAGTTAATTTGCCTGACATAAGTTCCAGGCAATGCCATAATACTCATTGCTCATTTTTGTTGTATCCATATTTTATCACCTCATTGGAACATGAGCAGTCATTTGTCTCTGAAGTTCGGGGGTAATCACTAAATATGCGCTTTGGGTGATGAATACGTTTGAGTGTCCCAGTCTGGCAGATATCACAGGTAATGGTACACCCTGACTCAGAAGATAGATGCCCAATCCATGTCTTAGCATATGTGGGTGGATCGCAGTATTAAGATATTTTACTCCCCATGTTTTGACTTTTTCCCAGGCACCTTGCCTAGTGAGTCTTCCAACCTTTGATTGTAACCTATTATACATGGATGTACTGAATAAGAAAGCACCCGGAGTGGGTTTCACAAAAATCTGATAGTTTCGCAGATCATTTATCATAGCATTTGATAATGGGATATTTATCGTTGTGATCTTTTTCTTCTTTTGTACCAAGAGTGTTAGTAGTTTTGAGTTAAAATCCACATCTTTCCAGCAAGTAGATAAAACAGCCGAGATTCTACCTCCAGTCTCCCAGAGCAATCCCCACATAATCTGGTCAAGTCCATGGAGTTCATTGTAGATTTTCTTGAATTGCTCAAAAGTTATATGTTTAGGCAAATCATTTTCATTTTTAACTTGGAAGCTTTTGTCAAAATCATATGGTGTTATTGAATTCATTTAAATCAATCTCCTAATCTTAGATATTTTACATCTGTAGGTAATGTAAGGTTTAAAGATATATACTTTACCATTGCTTCAAAGATGTCAAGTGGTTTATGGGCTAAAATGATGGTTGAATCTTACAATTTAGAGTATTATGTAAAGATACGAACCAATAGAACTTTTATAGCTGAAAAAAAATAGGAATATTCTATTTGCAGACTTTTTGCGTCTCATTTACAAACTTTGTGCTTACTATAGGTTCGAGTTTATTAACATAAAATAGTGTGTCTTCAGTTAATTTTGGATTTAAATGAATAAGGGTCTCTTTTAAATCTAAAAATGAACTCCCTTTTATACCTAAATCAAGTTCCGGAAAGGTCAGCCCATTTTTATCAAGAAGCGAGACATGCCTCCACCCAGGATCGCCAAATATTGCATCCGAGCGTATCATTTCTAGTCTGAGATGAAGCTGGTATCGTTCCGTTACTATGAATTTTATTTCATTCTCCACAGGCTTCGCTTTGAACCTGCTGCCCTCCACTACATAATATTCGCCCGATAGCGGATGCGTGCGCGTTGTGTACAGCTTGGGGCAATACTGCTTGGGATGATCTGGTGCATCTGGTTTGAACTTCGAAAAAAGTTCATCCATCTGTTCATTGGAGTATTGCCCAAGCCTCCAGCGCAGAGGTAGGTAATTACAATGCAGGTTTTTCTGCTGGACCATCCAAATGCGTTTTGGCATGTTACCTCTGTAATTCAGTAATCTTAGATTCGATTTCATCCTGTCCCAAGAAACCATTTCGTCTCAGAAATTCCAAATGATCTCTAAGCTCTGCAATTCTCTGATTTGTAGATACTACGGTTTTATGTCTGACATGCTCTCCGCCCTGAAGTGCAGAGGTTGTGTTTGTTGTGGTCATTTTACCTCTGAAACCTTTCATTATTGCAGTTCATCGGATTCCTTAAAGATTATTGCAAGTTCATCTGCATTTTCTTTAAGCATTTTCAACTTATTCTCATAAACCTCAAGAGCTGCGGATATTATACCTATATCTGTAGGTGTATAACTCAACTTGCTGAAAAATAGGTTTATACGTTCTATTCGTTCTATCACGGAATTGTTTAAATATATAGATTTAGGCATATTGTAGTAAATCTCCTTGGTAACATTACGTTTAGATAGTATTTATATTTTGTCAATACTTCGGTAGGTTCTACAGAAACTATTAAATACTTGTAAATCTATGTTACTCATGTTGCCAGACGGTCGCCTTTAAAATCAATCGGATCACAAGTCGATTTCGGTGGCTGTCCGGCGGCGGCAATAAACCTGGAGAGAGAAAAATGGAAGAAATATCACAAACAGAGAAAATGAGAACAGCGCTTGAGGCTGCAAAGAAGGTTATCAAAGGAAATTATCAAGATGCACCCGGTCAATCACCCACACCTGATAGATGTGGGCATGTCCCGTGAGGGATATGGGCAACAAGTTGACAAGGAGGCATAAATAAAACAATGCAGAAGTTAGAAGAAAGAAATACATACACACCCACAGATATTCCGCACGTTAGTGGCAACTGTGATCGGATATTAAACAGAGAAGAAATTCTCAGTGTGACAGGTTTAAAAACTTTTTCTAACAACTCCGATGCGGCTTTAACTGCCAAAGAACAGGCAGAGCAGAACAGGTTTGTATCTGCTGTCTATGTTCTCAACATGAGAGGGCAACCGCTCATGCCTACAAGACCAAGGAAAGCAAGAATATTATTACAGGAGAATAAAGCAAAAGTAGTCAAAAGAACACCATTCACAATTCAGTTAAAATATGCAACAGGTGAAACAAAACAAGAGATAGTTCTCGGTGTGGATTCCGGTTTTGAGAATATCGGTTTGTCTGCAATAACAGACAAGAAAGAAGTCTATTCCGCAGAAGTAAAACTGCGAACCGATATGG